TGGCCAAGATCTCGGCGGCCTGGGGCGAGCCGGTGCCGTCGCCGGAGGAATGGACGCCGGAGATGGAAAGCCAGCTCCCCGAGGAGCTGCAAGACTGGTCGAAATTCGAGGTGGGCTCCGGCGAGATGCGGCTGAAGAAGTAGCTGGCGATCGTGCTGCCGCCTGGGTGGCGCTGCGGCGGGCCAGCCTGCGGCTTATCGGCAAAGACGAAGACTTCGACGAATCGAAACATCCGCGGGATGAGGCCGGCCGTTTCACGGAATCTGGCGGCGGCGATGGTGGCTCGGCGGCGAGCGCCGAAGAAAAGCCTCTTCTTGTTTCGCATCGACCGAACCAGGAGAAGCTCGACCGCTGGACGGCCGAGATTGCCGCGCGGCAGAAGGAGCTGGCGGACCAGGGCCAAGCCGGCAACAAAGAGGACGAGCACCTCAATCGGATGCAGACGGCGCTGAACGCCTATATGCAGGAGCCGGAAGAAAATCTGAATTCCGGGACGGTTGGCCTCAACACGGCTTATGATCTCGATGGGCATTTGCTCGGTGCCGCGTTCACGTCGGTCGGCGAGCAGAAAGGCTTCTCGAAACCAGCGACGATCCATTACTTCGGCGCCGTCGATCCGGCGGCGCATTTGAAAGTTCTCGATTTTGTCGATGGGAATTTTGGTCCTTTAGTCACTCATCTTGAAGCCAAGGAATGGGCGGACGACAAGGAGTCGATCGCTTTGTTCGAGAAGGCTGGCTTCAAACAGGTCAGCGAAAGCGGCGGGCTCGTTAGGCTGCAAAAAGGAACAAGCGGGCAAAAACAACTCTCCGCGGAACACTCGGCGAAAATCCATGGCGCAGCACAGGCCACGGCGCGGCTGCTCGGATATGATCCCGATCTGGTCGTGGTGAGCAGCGAAGATTCGCCTTTCAAGATTGCCGGCGATCCCATGACGCATTACGCGGCGGGCCTCGCCCATCTCGACACCGGCAAGATCGAGCTTTTCCCGCGCCGCCTCTACGACGCCGATGCTGCCGTTGGCACTACGGCCCACGAGGTCGCGCATCAGAAATATCAAAAAGTTCTGAACGCTGTCGAGGCCGAGCGCAAAAAGCTCAATTCGGACCCAGCCACGGAAGAAGGCATGAATGCTGATGGCTCGCTGAAGCCGCCTCTCGATGCAAAATATCCGCTCTATTCGCGCTTTGTGAAGCACGAGAATTCGCAAAGCAAGCGCATAAAGGACGACGGAATTACGATGTATAGCAGGGAGTGGTGGAGGGGATGGGAGGCCAGCAGGGCCAGCACTGATCCTGGCGTCCGCAAGATGCCGCTCAGTTCGCCGCAGCACGAGACTATTGCCGAGATAGCACGGCGTTTCACCGAGACCGGCGAACTCAAGGGCTCACCGGCATGGCGCGCTTACTATCGTGACGTCATGAAAACCTATGACGAGTTGTATCCAAAACCCAAAGTGAATCGCGCCCTGTGTGTTTGACAAGAAAATGATCGAGCCGGTTGTCGTCGATGGCCGCTATGGTTGGAAATCCTTCATCGATGCCAAATTCAGGCCGGTCGATGACGAGGCCTCAGCTGCGTTGATCAAAATTGTGTTTGACGATGGGCGAGAGCCAGGACAGTTGATCCTGCAAGCGAGGCCGATCGCCAATGCAGATCGGAAGGGAGCCGCCGCCGACATCCCGACGATGGGTTTCAATCAATTTTTGGTCGGCAGCGGCCCAGCGTCTTTTGAACGCCATACCACAAAATTCGATCCCAGTGAGCCGCGCGATGAATCCGGCAAATGGACTGACGGCGGCGGAGACGGCGGCATCAGCAGCAGCAAGCCGTCTGCTGGCCACGCAGCCGCCAGGGCAGCCGTCGGCAAGTTCGTAAAAGAGCACATCAGCACCGCTGTTCATTCGGTCGGGCAGAAGCTTCATGAAAACCAGAAAGAGCTATTAGCCGCTGCGGTCGTTGGCGGACTTTACCACGTTGCCGGTGTTGATTTCCCAGAGGACGTCGCCGAGCAAATCCGCGATCAGGTCGTGCATTTTGCCGATAACGCGGGCGTCTCCGTCGCGATCGCGCGAAGCTACATGCAGCAGGTCACCAGCAAGCTCGTCGAGCTGCGGGGTCGCAAAGGAAAAGCTATGGACGAAGACCCCGTCCTCAAGGCGCTGCTGGGACTCAAGAAGCTGCTCGATAATGATGAGCTGTTCAGAGACGATTCGAAAAAGAGTCAAGGAGCGCGCGCCATGCCGATCTCTCCGGGCAAAGAGGAAACCCAAGATAAGTGGATGAGCCGCTGCGTGCCGGACATGATGGGCCAGAGCGGCGGCACGAGACGTCCGCAGGAGCAGGCGGTCGCCGCGTGCATGCAGATGTGGCGCGACGCGCACCGGGGGCAGAAACAGTTTGACGACCTCGATGCGCCTGATCCGGATGATGACGAAAGCCAAGAAGATTTCATGGACCGCTGCGTCGATCAGGTGACATCCGATAGTGATGTGGACGAGGACGCAGCGCAGGATGTGTGTCAATCCGCATGGGAAAATCGCAAGGCAAAGGACATCATCCGCAAAACTCATGCTGAGCCGGTGCGCGACTCGGAGTACGTTCTCAGCGATGACGCGGTCGATCGGATGGGCGATGTTATCAAAACATCCGGATGGGATTTGAGCGAGTTTACGAACGAAAAAAATCCCATAGCTCTCTTCAACCATAATCCAAACTTCATCATAGGCCGCTGGCAGGACGTCCGCGTCGAAGGCAACGTTCTGCGCGGCAGGCTGCAATTGGCGGACAAGAACACGTCGCCAAGAGTGAACGAAATCCGCAAGCTCGTCGAGCAAGGTATTCTGAAGGCCGTCAGTGTCGGCTTTCGCGATCTCCAAAGCGAGCCGCTCAAGAATGCGGACGGCAAGTCAACAGGCGGCCTGCGCTATCTGCGGCCTCACCTTGTCGAGGCTTCGCTGGTGGCGGTCCCGGCTAATCCCAATGCGCTGGCTATCGCCAAGTCGCTCAACATTTCTCCGCGGTTGCTCAATCAGGTCTTCGCCAAGCACGGCAATGAAGGCGTGGTCAGGCGCAGCGGACTCACTGGCAAGCACGCCACCATCAATTACTCGAACGGAAAGGGCGCGCAAATGTCGCTCGCTCAGCGTATCACGACCCTCGAAGAGCAGCTCCGGAACAACAAGGACGCTCTCCAGGCTCACCTCGACAATCTCGATGACACCGATGTCACCGATGCCGAGTATCAGTTGACCAAGCAGTACAATCTCAAGATCGAGCAGCTCGACAAGCAGCACGCCGCGTTGATCGAGTCCGAGAAGCTCCTCGGCCGCACCGCGGACAATGGCAGTGGCAATGTCAGCACGAGCCGGGCGCTCGCGCTGACGTCCTCGACGGCATACGCCAGGGAAGATCAGCTGCCCGGTGCGCTGCCTCGGCGCAAGAAGGAGGAAAAGGAGCTAGGCGCGATCGATTATCTGGCCCGCGCCGCTGTCGTGGCCTATTTCCAGAAAAATACCGGACGGCTCACTGACGAAGTCCGGGAGAAAATCGACGGCGGCCGCTATAACGACGAGGTTACGCGTGAGGCATGCAATCTGATTTTGCGTGCGCCGTCAGCGCCGGCTCTTACTACAGTCACCGGATGGGCAGCAGAGCTTGTTCATCAGATATATACTGATTTCATGGATTTGCTGGTGCCAAATTCGATACTGCCGCGGCTGGCGTCATATGGTATGACGCTTAGTTTCGGCAACGCCGGGCGCATCATTATCCCAACTCGTTCGCGAACGCCGACGCTCGCCGGATCGTTTGTCGGCGAGGGTTTGGCAATCCCGGTTCGGCAGGGTATGTTCACGTCGCAGACGTTAACGCCCAAAAAAGTTGCCGTAATTTCCAGTTGGACCCGCGAGATGAATGATCATAGTATACCTGCAATTGAAGGACTATTAAGAGAGGCCGTGCAGGTGGATACTTCGATCGCTATCGATACTGTTTTGATCGATAGTAATGCGGCTACGACCATCCGTCCAGCCGGGCTGCTGAATGGCCTTACTCCACTCACTGGCACAGCGGGTGGCGGCCTTGCTGCGCTCATTGGCGATCTAAAACAGATGGGCGAAGCGCTGGTCGCCGGGACATATGGCAACGTTAGAAAGCCTGTGTGGTTGATAAACCCTGGCATGTTGTTTGGCGCTTCGCTGGCGTCGGCGCCAAACACCGGCATCTTCCCGTTCCGCGAGGAAATTGGGCGCGGTACATTGAATGGTGTCCCATACATCGACTCAACTACGGTTGCTATGAACACCATGACTTTGATCGACGCGTCTGATTTTGTTGTTATTGGTGGTGAAGCGCCGCGGCTCGAAATCTCGGATCAGGCGACCCTTCATATGGAAGATACAGCGCCCCTGGATTTGGTGTCTTCGGGATCGCCTGCCGTCGTGGCTGCGCCGCAGCGTTCGCTGTTTCAAACAGACAGTATCGCCTTGCGCATGGTGATGCCACTAAACTGGTTACAGCGGCGCGCTGGAACGATCGTGACCCTTACCGGGGCGACCTGGAGTTAAACCGGTTCAAGGAACAGTGAGGCGGCGAGAAATCGGGCGCAAGGCAAGCCTGGGCTTCACCTTCATTCTGGCGTCCAACTGCCGCCTCACTTCAGAGTCTAACGCAACCCAGCAAGCAGGAGCAATGCCATGACAGAGGAAAAATCGGCCAGGAACGAAGCTGCCGAAAGGCAGCTCGCGGAAGACCGCAAGCGCCTCGAACGCTCGCGCGAGGAATACGCTGCGCGGATGAAAGGGAAGCCGACGCCCACGCAGGAAGAAAACGATTTGGCTGCGCTGGGCGCGCATTTCACCGAGCACGAACCGGACGGCTCCGATCCTGACCCGTTTCTGCAGCTGACGCCGGTCGCAAAGCAAATGGAGCCAAAGCCGGGCGGCGGATACCAGACCCGGCAGGTCACGGCCAAGCAGGCGGCTGGCACGCCAGCGCCGCCGCCAACGGCCCATCACGCTTGAAGGGGTGAAATCTTGTGGGCGCTCGCGATCTCGTCAGCGGTGCACTGCGCACCGTTTTGCGTGCGGTCGAGGGCGCCTTCCGGCCAGGGCCCTACTATCTGCGCTACAGCGGCGGCTGGCTCCCGAACGGCTCGGCGAGTAATTTCTGGCAACTCGGTCAAAATGTGCAGCCGTGGAGCACCTCATCGGCTGTGGTCGAGGCTTGTATCTCCGCATACTCGCAGACGGCGGCGATGTGTCCCGGCACACACTGGCGCCTCAATGCGAAGGGCGGGCGCGACCGCGTCACGACATCGTCGCTGTCGCGTGTTCTCAAACAACCAAATGATTACCAATCGATCAGCGACTTTCTGCTCAATGCGGTTCGGCAAGTCTATTTGGAAGGGAATGCGTATGCGCTCGCGCTGCGCAATGATCGTTACGAGATTGACGAATTGCACTTGATGGACTCGTGGCTGTCGCGGCCGCAGCTCTCGATCGACGGCGAAGTCTTCTATCGGCTCTACGGCAATCAGGTGATGGCGCGGCGCCTCGACGAAAAGCCGCTTGTCGTGCCGGCGCGTGATGTCCTGCATATCAGATTGCACGTCGATCGCTCGCGGCGATATCCGTTTCCGTTGTGGGGCCAGACGCCGCTGCTCGCGGCGCTCAATGATGTCGGCCTCAGCGAGGCAATCGCAACTCAGCAGATGGGGTTTTATCAAAATCAGGCGCGGCCGAGCGCAGTCGTTTCAACCGATATGGTCCTGGACAAAGACAAGGTCCAGGACCTCCGCGACCGGTTGAACGAAGTCACGACAGGCGCGGCGGCGGGCGGCGTGCCGATCCTTACGCACGGTCTGAAGATGCAGCCGTGGACGATCGGCGGCCGTGATGCGCAGCTCGCGGAGATGCTCAAGATTTCCGAAGAGCACATCGCCATGGTGTTTCGCGTGCCGATGCAGCTCCTCGGCCTGGGCGGCGCGCCGCTCGGCTCGACCGAAGCGCTGATGCAGTTCTGGATTTCAACTGGGTTGGGGTTTTTGCTAAATCATATTGAAGAAGCATTTGGCGTGCTTTTCGCGCTAGATGGCCAGCCAGATGAATATGTCGAGCTGGATACTGCCGCGTTACTGCGGTCAAATCAGAAGGAAAGAATAGAGGCGCTCGCCCGTGGAGTCCAGGGTGGAATATACAGCCCTAACGAAGCCAGACAGTTCGAAGGCTTGCCCGCGGTGAAGAGCGGAAATGAGCCGCGAGTACAAGCCCAGGTGGTCCCATTAAGCGCGGCCGGTGCGATACCTTCGTCAAAATCAAGCCCAGCAGCACCAGCTGCGCCCGGTCCTCCCGGCGGACCGCCTGCACCGGCAGAGCCTAAACTATCGAATGGTAATGGGCAAGACGGGAATGGCCAGGACAAACAAGCGGAATACGTAAATGTCATCAAACGGGACAGTTCACGAGAAATCCTCAGATACTCCCGTAAACGATTCAATGCTTGACGCCTGGCACCAGGCGCTCGGTGAGGTGCTCGCTGATCAGCGGCACCAATGGGATCGCGAGCGCGCTCTGATCGAGGCGCAAACGCGTGCGCTCGTCGAGCAGTCGCGCGCGGTCGTGGCCGAGATGCGCGCCGAGATCATGAGCCTGCGCGAGGAAGTGCGTGCGTACATCGCGACGCTGCGCAATGGTGCCGACGGTGCCAGGGGCGAGCCGGGAGAGGTCGGGCCAGCCGGGCCAATCGGGCCGGAAGGTCAGCGCGGCCTGCCAGGGCCGGCAGGGCCTCAAGGAACTGCCGGGCCGCCGGGTCCGATCGGTCCTTGCGGGGGCATCGGTCCTCGTGGAGGTGCGGGCGAGCAAGGACCGCAGGGACCGGCCGGTGCCGAAGGGCAACGCGGTGAGGTCGGTCCGGCTGGCCCTCCTGGAATTGTCGGTGTTGGCGAAAGAGGACCAGCGGGACCGGAGGGGCCGATCGGCTCTCCTGGCCCTCCTGGATGTGATGGCCGTTCGATCATTGTCGGGAAAGGTCCTCCGATATCGCCGGCTGAGATTGGGGCACTCTATCTTGATGCTGAGAGTGGAACGCTCTACGAATTCAAATCTTGAAAATGCCTTCAGCTTTCCACTTGGCTCTCAGTCGTTTGGAT